TTGTTTTGCAATCAGAGCAAGATATAACATCCATTGGATATCCTGTAATTATTTCAACAGTTATTTCTTTTATATCTTCTCCGTTTATTTCTATATTACAATTTTGACAATTAGCCATTACAATACATTATTAGGTCCCATGTTCATTCCAAAAGGACATCCACAACCTTGAGTTTTTACTGCACCACCATCTCTTTTTTTCTTTTTATATCTACTAACTCTACCTTTTGTATTCTTTTCTTTTTTAGCCCGTGCTTTTTCTGATGGGGATAGTTCACTCCAAGTACTAGGTGTATCTTTACTTATTCTTTTAGTGGGTCTAAAAGTATTCTCTCCCTTAGAGTAATCTTTATTACCCCTAGGTGTACGCCAGTCTTCTTTAAACCAACGCTTAAGTCTTAGACCCGCCTTTGTTTTTCTAACAGCCATTACTTCTTAGATTTATTGCCCCAGTTTTTAGCACCAACTTTACGGCATTTAGCCATAGCACCGCTTCTGTATGCAGATGTTTTAGGTCCGTACCTTGCAACTACTTTATGATAGCAAGCATCTTTTTTACTACCACCTTTTTTCATTATATCTTTTTTTAGTATACTCATAACTTTAACATTTCCACTTTCTAAGTGATTTATTTATTCTTGAATTAGGATCATTTGCGGTTTTTTTACTTGTTAGTTTTTTCTTCATTCCACGCATTCTAGCACAAAATGATTTTTTTCTTTTACCGCCTCCAGGTTGTGGTGGTTTAAGATCAGAACCTGGATTTGCTCTTTCATATGACTTACGCCCTTTCTCATTTAAGCCACCGCTTTTGTTCTTACCTTCCTTACGCTGCCACGCAGGAGTAGAACCCCCTTTCTTGTACATTCCTGGTACTCTCATACCCTGAGCATTATAAACCGGCTTTCTCATTTCTTTTTCTTTTTAGGTTTATCATGACCCCAACCTTTAGAACTTAAGTCTAAATGTTCTTGACAAGATTTTGTCATTTTACCTTTACCAGTTTTTGGATCATACATCATATGATTTTTATAACCTTCACAATTTACTTTATTTGCTATTTTTCTTTTTCCTCCTCCAATAATTCCTCCAGATTGATATTTTTTTGAACCACCTTTACCGTAGGTCATTCCAGCTTTTTTCATGTTATTTGGCATAATTTTAAATTTTACTAATTAATAATTTATTTAACGTTTTCCACCGTTATATTCTACGGCATATCCTTCTTTTACGAGACAATCATTCACACAAACTTTAGTTATTACATCTTTACCCGCAATCTTGTCTATATGTAATCTACCAAGAACTCTTCCATATTTACCAAGTTCTTGTGATTCTAACTCAAAACAATTAGCAGCTCCTTCCATCATTTCAATCAATCTTTCTTTTGCAGCTAACCCTAATTTCTTTTCAACCTTATTTCTAGTTCTAGACTCTGGTGCATTAATACCAGCTAGCCTTATTCTTTTTTTAATCTTAACATCAAAGCCAAGATCTATTTCTGCATCAATAGTGTCACCATCCACTACCCTTACGCATATTGCATTATAATTGTACATCCAATATTTTTTTAAGTTCAGCGCACTTTTCATACTCTTCTCTATCCTCAAAGTGCCATATCAAATCCTCTATTACTTCTTTATCTGGATCCTCAGTAGGATCAAATACTAAAATAGTGTGTGAGGAGCTAGATAGTTTCTTAGTCTTTTCCGCTAAATCTTCAAACGTTATCTTCTTAGTTATAATTTTATACGAATTTTCAAACGCTTGTTCCATTATCATATTCTCCATTTCTATTCTTTCCCCCTCTGTTAGTCCTGCAAATAATTCATTTTCTTCTCTTTCTTTACTCATATGTAAATTTTTTTAAAGTTAATTTGCACAAACCTTTTTGTAAGAGGTGCATACTATAATATAATAAATTTTTACCCCATTTGAAAATTCCCTAATGCAATTTTTGTATATATAGCATTTGCATTGGGTCCTTTGGTTTCACTCCCGAGCTATTAGTTGCAGGCGGGTCACCCCCCTGTGTAAATTAAAGTTTAATTAAAAATTATAAAAAAATGACTTACGTACACAAATTAACAGAAAAGATGATAATCACAAGAACTGTGAAAGAAACTACTTCTAAAGTAAAAATGCCAGATGGTCAAACATATGAGATCCATACTAATGGAGATTGCAAGTTTGGAATTACTGTATTAAGAACCCGTGATGCTAATGGGCAATTAACCACTGTAAATCCAATAGGCAAGTATAAGATAGGACAAGAACTACCTAACATTGTAACTACTAATGAGAAAGTAGTAAACCGTGATGGTAAAGAGATGGATAACCTGTACTGGAATACTGTAAAGTAATAATAGTGTAGAAGGAGTAGAGCAATCTACTCTTTCTATCCTTTAAATATCTTGACAAGCTACAGTTAGTTTCACTTATCACTGTAAATCTCTGTTTACCAAAGAAAAAACACACAACTTACTAATTAATTTTGTGTGTGTCAAGCAAAGTGTTAGGCTCATAACACCACTTTTTACCACTTGTTACCACACATAACAATAGTAAACTGCATAATAAATAACATAGCTATAACTACTGTCAAGTCTTCTAGAGATAATATCAAACGTGCCAAGTAGAATAGTACAAGGTGGTACTAACGGATTGATAGCGGTAGTTGTAGTCTTATGTTCTCTCTCTATAGGATAATAGAGATAGTAACCGCAACATTAAAAGAAACTAGGAGAAGTTAACTGCACATGGTTGCAAACATAGATGCAGAGGATTAGAGTAATTAACTAATCTATTGTATACATAAACCTGATCTTTGATAGAAATTCCTGAATTTAGGATAGGCCGTTGTCCCTTTGTATACATCTGTCTTCTCCATCATCTAACAGAGTAAACTGTTTAAATCAACTCAATAGAATTATAAACACACTAAATTAAATGATATGAAAATATTTGGATTTAGCCGTAAAGGCTTTTTATATATAGATAATGGTAATGGCCTTATCTCACAACAAGTTACATCTGGTGAATCAGAGATGTTAAATAGATACTCTAGTGAATGGGAGTATAAGAACTATGATGATGCTCTTGCTACATTTAATCATCATAAACCTAAACCTAAGCTAGGAAACATTGAGCGTAATTTTGCAGAAGAGATGTTTGCTGGGTCTGATTGGTTGGAAGAGGAAGAAAATCAACTATGGTAAAATATAAGAGGTAGTTTAATACTGCCTCTTTTTATTATAACGCTAACATATTGCGTATAAAATATGTACTAACTTAAACTTAATTGACATGACAACTGAAAAATATAATGAATACTTAAATAAGTATAATGAAAAGTATAAAGATCTATTTAAATCTGAATCATTCTTTGAAGATGGAGTAGATATGAAATCTATATTAATGACTTGGAAAGGACTAGGTCTTGAGACTAAAGCTTTTCATGATGTTAAAGATAATGCTTACATTGTAAAGTTATTAGATGAAAATGGAAATGAAGTTGGACATTTTAAATCTGTACCTGGAGGTATACACTGGGAATATCCTGATCTAATAATGCAACTAAAGAAGTATGAAGAAGAGAGAGAGCTAATATAGTTCTCTCTTCTTATAAATAATAACTAACTTAACAGGTAGTGGCTCACCACTAAAATAATTATGAGTATATGGGAAGAACATAGAGATGAATATTATCTTGAACAAGCAATGAAAAAAGCAGAGCATAACTTACATCATGTAATTAATGCTTCCTTTAAAAAAGTATTAGCAAAGGAATTATTAAAAAAGAAAGATGAAGACACTAAAGAACTATAAGTATAAGATGTTTGACCAACAACATCAAGCAATTAATGAACTTGGCAGAGTCTTCCAAGCAGTTACTAACTATAACCGCAAGGGAGACACAGTCAAGGTAGAGGTAGGTCTGTCACTAATATCAGACTACCAGAAACAAATAAATAAACTTAAATAAGACATGGTTGTCTAGCTAACAATACCATAGTATAGTATTAGAGAATGAGTAGTGTTGTTACTATTCTGTTTGAGTGAGTAGCGATTGAAGGGATGATTTATAGCTACGTCATCCCTTTAGTCCATTAAAATATAATGACATGAAAATAAATAAACATATTATAAAGAAATTAATTGAACCTGTTATTAACAAGGATATAAAGAATCATGCACATATTACTTCTGCACTTATGAATTGGTTAACTGATTCAAACTTAGAAACAATGATAGAAATGATACACAATGATGGTTTTACTACACACAATATAGGTGACATAGTAAAGTTTAAGCCTGAAACATGGTGGTTTAAGGATCAAATGATGCCAGATGTAATGAAAGATTGGAAGCTGATGGACAATAGAGGTTACATATATGGTAAGGTTATAGGTGATACAGGTTACAGTGATTACTTTGATCCATATCATTATCAACTTAAAGTGAATGTGTACATACATGGTGAAGATAGAAAGAACTGGCAAGATAGAATGATCAAGACTGTAGTACAGAGTGTTGACACACTGAAAATATTTAAAGCTAAGTTACCATTAGAATGGCAGAGTATAATAAAGGATTTGGATTAGTTAGTAAGGAAATACTGACTGATCCAGAACTAACAATGCAAGCAAAGGCATTGTATGCACTGTTATCTACATATTGTAATAAGAATAGAGTATGCTTTCCTTCTATAAACACATTAGCTGATCTATGTGACGTTAATCCACGCACAATAAGCAGAAAAATTAAAGAGTTGAAGGAAAAAGGATACATAAGCAGAGCAGGTAGGAAATTTATTTTAAGGTGATAGCTATACTACTATTAATTATTATTAGTAGTGGCTGAAAATCATTAGGGAATATGTGCTGAATCACATATATTTGCGTATGATTTACCAATTACCAAACGGAAGAATAATAGAAATGTCACTAGAGCAGTTCCTTGAGCTAGATGACATAGAAATTAGAGAACTAAATGGTCTTGGTAAAGAATACACTTCTGATATAACTAATCCCTTTTATAAATCTGCTGTTCATATAAACAAAAGGCAGAAGGAAGATCCTGATATATGGGATGTTCCTGAAAGAGAGCCAGATCTTGATGAAATCAAGGACATAGAGAAGATGGATGATGACTACTTCCATCGGGATGATGTATAATCATAATTAAAGTCAAATCATTTAACACACAAAATCAATTTAATAAACATGGAAACAAATTCAGGTAAAGTTAGGATATGTCCTGACAAAGAAGGTAATGTAGTTAGAGTATCAAAGAATAATGCTGACTACGCACACGTTAGAATAACACAAAGTAAAATTACATTTGGAACTAATGGCTGGGTGAATAGAAAGACACTTAGTGCATTATTTCATGGCAAGACAGAAGATCTTGTAGAGATGAAGTTACAGGCAGATCAAGAAATGCCAGGTAATATAGTAATCAAAGAATCATTTCACGGTAGAGAGAATGATCTGAAGATTGCGGGTGATACTGGTATAGTATGCCAAGGTGTTGATCCTGTTACAGGAGAAGTATCTGATATCTACAGAACTACATACTATGACACGTCTGGTATGGCTGATGATATACTTATACCACATATCAATGGTGAAGAGATCAAGTCTGCTAACGGTGGTTCAAAGACAGAACTATCACAATCAGAACTTAATGATCTAATCACTAAGAAAGAAGATGACTCTAAAGAAGAAGAGGTTATTGAAGAACCAAAAGAAGAAGATGTAGTAATGGAAGATGAGACATTTGAATTATAGGTCCATTAACACCTCAAGTTAATAATTTATTTCAAGTGAGGAGGGCTCAGTCATGATGGGCCCTTTTCTTACACTCAAACTGAATATTAATTTAAAACCAGATTTAACAATGCTTAGTAATGAACAATACAATCAATTTATAGAAAAAAGACAAGAAGCTAGATACTTATACTTAGGTATATTATCTGAATATCAATCAATCAAACAGGATCTTAAGCAGCCTATAGTTTATACAAAGCTTAATCCACACCAACATTTCCTATTCAAGAGAATCTTACACGGACTTAAGATGTACAAGCAAGATGAAATTGAGAAGATGCATTGGGACAAGAAGAGAAGGATAACTAAAGTATGGAAGCGTGGTCAGAATGTAATAAATGAATGGAAACAATTGATTTCATATAAACAAATGCAACCAATATTTAGTATATTTGCTAAATCAGAGTTGGGTAGAGAAATATATGAAATGCCATTTGAATATTTGCCTGATTACAAGAATAAAATGACTCTTAAGGAGTTAGGTATAACTTATGAAGATTTAATCCTAAAGTTTATAGGTGTAAAGTTATTACCAAAAAACTATTTTAGTTTAAAATGAGACAGAGATCAAAGAAGATGCAGAAGATTGAAGCAAAGTATAGTCAGCTAAGAAGAGAGTTCTTGGCTGAGTATCCTTTGTGTCAAGCTGCATTACATAAATGTACTAATAATTCAACAGAAGTACATCATAAGAAAGGTAGAGGTAAACATCACAATGATGTAAGTACCTGGTTATCAGTATGTAGAAACTGCCACAATTGGATAGAACTTAATCCAATAGAAGCAGAAGAATTAGGATTTTCAATTAAAAGAATATGATAAAATTATTAAAATACTTAGCAACAAACTTACAGAAAGAAGATCTATATGGTCTTGCAATGTTTTTGTCAGATAATCCTGACGTTATAGATCAAGAAACATTAATGCATATAATAAATGATGTTAATGGGTTTGAAGAAGTTTCAGTACCACCAGACATTAAATCTAAAATTGATGAAATAAAAGAACATTTTAATGAAATGGATGCTCATCGTGAGTTACATAAACTATTAAAAGATAATGACATAGGTTTAAACTAATGAAAGTGAAAGAAGTTACAAGAGATAAAGTACAACAAGATGCTTTAGACATAGCAATAAATAACAGTAGAGCAACGCTCGGTATATCTATGGGTGTTGGTAAGACAAGAATTGCTATCCAACATCTTATGAAACTATATGATCCATTTATAAGGGTATTAGTTGTAGTTCCCAAGTGGTCTGTAATGACTGCATGGATTAAAGAATTACAACTATTAGGTGAACAAGATAAAATGGAAGATCATATAATCTATACAACATACTTGTCACTAAATAAAAAGAATCCAAAAGATTATGATTTACTTTATCTTGATGAATGTCATAGTTTATTGGAATCACATGAAACATTTCTCTCTGAATTTAATGGTAGAATACTAGGCTTAACTGGTACACCACCTAAGACAGGTGAGAAATTAAAGATGGTTAACAAGTATTGTCCTGTTAAATATACATTTAGTGTAGATGATGCAGCTGACAACAGTATACTTAATGACTATCAAATCATAGTACATGAGCTAGAACTATCTAAAGTAAAGAACGTTAAGAAGTCTGCAAGAGATGGTAGAACGTGGTATACTTCAGAACTAGCTGATTATCAGTACTATACAGGTGCATTGGGTGATGCCCAAACACCAAAGCAAAGACAGTTCCTCTCTATAATGCGTATGAAAGCTATGATGGACTATCCAACTAAAGAAGCGTATGCTAAAGGTTTGATAAGAAACATAGGTGATCAATGTATAGTCTTTGCTAATACACAAGCACAAGCAGATAGAATGTGTAAACATAGTTATCATTCTAAAAACACTGCATCGGAGGATAACTTACAGTTATTTAGTGATGGAAGAATAGATAAACTATCTTGTGTATTACAACTTAGTGAGGGGGTTACAATACCTAACCTAAAACAAGGTATTATAATGCACGCATATGGCAATGAACGCAAGTCAGCACAAAGAATAGGCCGTTTATTACGTCTTAATCCTAGTGAGACTGCTATTTGCCATATACTGTGTTATAAAAATAGTCAAGATGTTAAGTGGGTTAACGCTGCACTATCAACATTTGACTCAGATAAAATCAAATATTTTAATCCTTTAGACAGATGACAGAAAAATTCAAGAAATGGTTGACAGTTGGTACTGTTAACTCCAAGTTTAACTTATTTAAATTTATAATTGCTGGTGAACTAATACTAATTATAGCATTAGTCATTACTATATGTAACAATATATCATTAAAAAAAGATATTAAAGATCTTAAAGAAGTTAATGATAAAAATGTAAGTATAATAGAGCATTATAATGAGAATATATTAGAACCTTTAGGCTTATGGAAAGAGTCTTAGAATTATTTGCACACGGTACAGCTCTTATATTAACATTAGGAGCTGGTATCGTGATAGGCATGTATATAACAACACAGATAAGTGATTGGATAGATAACAATACTAAAAAAGATAAGTAATGGGAAAAATGAAAAACATTTACATTCAAATGCAGAATGAAAAATGGGAAGGCACTCCCGCAGAATATTTAAAGAAAATAATAAAAGAAAAAGAATATAAAAAAAATGTTGAAGAACTATACAAAAAAAATTAATGAATGGGATCTAGATATAGAATATAAATACATTGCAGGTGAGCCTGCTACACATGATTATCCTGGTACAGGATCTACTGTAGAGATAGGAGCTATTTACTTATGGAATCATAACGTAAATGTATCAACTGATGAACCGGTTGATATGTCTAATTTCTTGTATGAGTTATGTCCAGAGACAATGTATGAGTTAGAAAAAGAAATAACAGAATATCATGAAAGGTAATTTCTTTTCTATAATGAAAAAAGTGGGTGATGAACTTACCCACACTATAAAGGCTAAAGGTACACTCTATGACAATTGGGTTAAAGAGTTACCTGAAGGTACTAAAGTAGAAATATTTGTTAGTGTAGCTGGTGAAGATGGAACTAATGCACAACTAGCAAAGGTTCATGCTATGATCAGAGAGTTAGCAAATGAAATTGGACATACCTTTCAAGAAATGAAACTAGAAGCAAAGAGAAAAGCTGGATTATGTTTTGTTAGAAATAAACAAGAGTATTGTAAATCATTTAAGGATTGCAGTAAACAAGAACTAAATCTTGTTATACAAGCATTAATAGAAATAGGAGACTTTACTGGGGTGAATCTTCGTTAGACTTCTTTTTCTTGTTGGCTTCTTTAATCTTGTCTTCAAGACGTTGTAATCTATCTTTATTACTCTTTTTAAGAACATCTCTATCTTGTTTATACTGAGCAAGAGTGGCTTCTTCTTGATTAGTTTGTGATATTTTATTTAAAGCATCACCAACAACAGCATCAGTTTCTTGCCATTTACCTTGTTCAGCAGCTTGATAGTTAAGTTCAGTAGTTATAGACATCAGTGTCCATAATGCTTTAACTCTCATGTCTATTAAATCAGGATCAATACCTTTGAAGTTCATTTTAATCATTTGAAATGCAGTGATAATTTCACTTGCTTCCATATCATCCATGATATAATACATAATATCATCAATATGTTTTTTGAAAGAACCAGATACAGGTAGTAAAACTACTTCATTATCAGGTATTTTCATTACTTTTTCTTTTGAT